AAATAACTTTTGAATTAAAAAGGTCCACCACTTACAACTGCCGTGAAGATGACTTCGCAGGCAGACGACGCTTCAATCAATACGGTTCCATTTACCGTATCCAGTGAAGTGTTTGTATTTATTACCACCAGTGGATCAGTTGTAAGTTCTTCTTGCGCCGCCACTTGACATGCTAAAATAAAACCAGTTGAAGAAGGCAATAGTGTCATGTGATTTTTATTCGCATCGGGAATGGTAATCGTTCCCGTAATCACTGCATTCTCGCCCACTGGACCATATGAAGATGTAGAATGCGTTAAAGCTGCCATTTTGGTATCTCCTTAAGCCTTATCTGCCTAGTTTAGGTAATACCAGTAAGCTTACCAAGCTTACGACGATTGTTGACAGCAATATTGCCCTGAAAAAGAATCTGGGCAACCAACGCATCCTGATCGATGGGCTTCTGAAAACCCTCATCAGTCATCGCCATATTAGCCTTCGCGTGAACGAAAAGCATGATATGCGAACCATTAAGCATGTACATGTTGCCCGAACCGCAAAAATTGTCCATGACAACCGTAGCACCCTTGAACAGCAGCTTCTCAACGCCAGCATCTGCACCACCCGAAGGGTTGGGTTCATAGCGTACGCGAGGAGCAATCAACGCCTCAAACGATTCGTGAACCGTCTGAGTAGTGACGATGTAATCGGGCGAAGTATTAGAACCCGATTTCCCTTCACCGCAGTCATTCCATACCGTCCGCATATTAGAAATGAGATTAGTAGCGGCTGCTCCAACACTGCTTTGAATCTGACTGCGCCACGAAGTGTTATCTTTCTGATTGATGTCAGCATAGGTCGTATCAGAAGTCGGATCATCTGGACATGCTGCTTCCAAACCCGTCATCTGCTTATTGCTGGAACCCGTTCCATCAGAGAAAACACCAGTAGCAATACCGTCCACCAAACTAAGTTCGGCCTGACGGGATTTTTCCTTCATAATGTCAGCAATCTGTGTCGGACCCATGTTCTGACGAACGGTAAGACCGTCAATAGCGATGCTGACTGCGGCTTGCTTCCACTGATACCATGCCGTGGTAAAGCCGATTGAAGGAGTGATATTAAGAGTATCCAACTGCGAATACCACTTAAATGTACCATTCGTACCCGTCATCACAGGAATGCGAATACGTTCGCCTCCCTGCAATACCTTGATACGATTTCCAGAATTGAACCAATCCAGCGTGGGATTGGCCTGATAAACATTGTCCTGTATTGCTCCCGATGAAAGGATCTCATCCAAGGTCATCGTGAGCAACGGACCATATGTTCTACTTAGGCTACTTTCTCCCGTTGCCATTAGAAAGCTCCATCAAATATTTATTGACCCAAGGCACGAAACGCTTTTAATACGGCACGTTCTGTAACCGTATCCAAGCTGTCTCCTTCCCTATAGATCGATTGATTGTCAGGCGCACGATGTGACGACTGGTCTATAGTCCTCGCATTGGCCGCACGAGCCACGCGATTCGATATGCCACCCCGTCCTTCCGTAGCACCACGATTATATGCATCTTCAAGAAGATTATCGAAATGATAGATTTTGTACAGTTGCGTCGGTGTGATTCCTTTGTCTTTGGAAAGCATATCCGAGTACAACTCACGAACTCCATCATATATGTCGGGGTTCCATACAAACTCTCCCCCCTCCATATGGCCAAAGTTATCTCCCCACGCATCGACACCCTCATTAATGGTATCTACCGTGTATTGATAGGCTTCACGATCCACTTCCTGATCTTCAAGATCTTGGCGAGACACATACCCCATCTCATCCAATAAAGCTTGAAATGCTTCTTGCTGCTGCTTGGGAATACGATTCACTAATGCCCTACGACGCTCCGTATCTGCATCAACCTGTTCGGGCTGATCTTCCGTCAATGCTTGCTCTAAATCATTCAATCTACCTTCAAGGTTATTATTCGATTGACCCTGTTGGGAGATCGTGCGTTGCATCTCACGAAAAGCTTGTGCGCCACCGGGGATATTATGAGCGTTATCCTCCAAGTATTGAAGCACTTGGTCCCTGCCAGCAGATTTCTCCCCCGTAGTATCGGAATTGGAGTTTCCATTAGAAGCCGCATCCGATCTGGGGTTAGTGGCAGACGCGGTTGCTCCCCCGCGTCGAGCATCCATAGCCGTATCGATCTCACTTAACCGTTGGGACGCCTCCATCTGCTGTAAAGCATCAGCAGGGTTATCCATGGCTGGATCTATCGGTATAGTTGCCTCAGTCATTATACATCTCCTTATCCATCATCATAGGTAAAAGAATCTTTAGCCTTCTCCATCACATCTTTTTTGCGATGGATGTCGTCGATCTTTTTACCCCGTAGCTTGGATGAAGGGCGAATAGCAGTGGGATTACCCGAATCCCAATTACGCCCTCCATGCTTCCTATCTCCCGACTCATGCACATTAAGTGCATTCATCACATCTTTCTTCTGCCTACGTCCAGTAATGTCGCAATCTAAGGACTCATCATAATATTCCTCAAAAGGCACAAAACTTTTGAGGGCATTCATGGGAAACATACGCTCTGTTTCCTCGCCACAATCCTTGCACGTATAGCTACGCTCTTCAAATAAAGCGAACCTCTCCTCTACCTTTTCACAGGCCTTGCACTTAAAATCATATAATTTTTGACCTTGTTTCATTATCTACGAGCGCGTCTTCCTTGCGTTTGTCCAGCCAAAATACTTCTAAATTGCTGACCGTAGTCTTTCAATATTCTATTTACTATCACTTGCGGTAGCTTTTGCGCTCCAGAACCTCCCACGGTAGTCTCTAGCTGTCCTTGGCCGGGACGAACCCTAGGTCCACCTTCTGCTCTGTCAGCTTGAGACGTAAGGTCGGCGTGTATTTTTGACAACTCCTGCTTTGAAGCCCTATCTCCTCCTTGGGCCTTTTGAAGTAGGGTATCTATTTGATCCCGCACCTGCTTTTCCTCTACATTAAACCTAGCCTGTCCACCACCATATTGATCACCCGCAGCATACATCTTTTCATCCTTACCCCTTGCTCCTATGGCCCCAGCCCTTTGCGCCCCTGCTTCCATCGTGCCTTGTAATCTTGCTGCGGCAGGACTATATCCCCCTCCCGCTACTCCTCCAGACTTCTGAAAATCACCAAAACCCATGGCCCTTGATCTACCTACTCCACCTAATGCCGCTGGCAAACGAGCCTGATCAAGGGTTAATGGCGGTTGCGGAGCAGCCTGAGGGGGTCTTTGGGGTGCCGACTGCGTTGGCCTAGAACCCTCCTGTCCTGCTGAACCTCTCTGTGGTCCCGATCTTGGTCCTTGTTGTATAGGAGGTTGACCCGCAGGAGGCATTGCACCAGAAAACCCCGCCGATTCCATTAACTTCTTACGCTGAGCAGCCGTTACCGCACCTCCTGTGGCCACAGGAGGTCTTTGGAAGTCTCTACCTTGTCTTGGATCAACACTTGGTCCCCCTTGGGCTACCTCACCACCGCGACGTACCCCTGCTGCTGCTGGGGCCGTAGGTGAAGCAGTTAAAGGTTGCGTTAAGGGTGACGTTGGCTGCATAAGACCTACACTAGGCTTTGCAACCTCAGGTGCTGGCTGTCTCCGTTGGACGTTTCTACCCTCTATGCCACCTCTTCCAGAAGCCAGCCAACTGCCAGCCCTACCTGCCAGCCCTTTCAATCGATCTAGTCTACTTTTGGCTTGTGGGGCTGCTATACCCGACTCTTCCCTCGCCTGTTTGCCTAACCCCCTCCTGAAAGCTTCATTGGTAGAAGCCCGCACATCCTCTCTACTCCGAATCCCCTCTGGTCCTCCTCGCAAAGACCACTTATTATCAAATTGTGAAGCAGGAGCTTCCGTCCCTACGCTCATATCCCCTTGCAAGCCACCCGCCCCCTGCTTCCTTTCTGCTACAAATCCTCTGATTTCATCAGCTAGAGGACCGCCACTAAGCCCCTTTAGAAACTCTTCCAACTTGTCTAGGTCGCTTTTCTTCGACTTACTCGACTTACTCGCCTTACGTTGTTGTCTGGTAGCCATGATATACCCCTAGTATTTGCGCTTGGATTTGGGCTTGGAAGATTTGGTTACTTTCTTCTTTTTCTTCTTAGCGTATGCTTTGGCCTGTGCCATCCCCTTAGAGGAATAGGCAAAATGCTTTGATCCTACTTTTGGCATAATTATCGTCCTTCCACATTCTGACGGGGCGGTGATGGCGCACCCTGCCCTTGCGTACGTTGGGCATCTCCTAAAATATTGCTGGGTGTCTGTGGAGGCTGTCGCATCATACTCGGATTTACTGCACCGCTCGGTACTCTTGCCCCACCCCTCGCGCCGCCGGGAGCCTGTCCCGGTGCCGCCTGAGCCTCAGGCGCAGCAGGATTAATGACCTCCTTGGCGGGTTTATCAAGGAAGGGAAGGATACGCTCTGGATCATGGATCTCATAACCTCGCACCAACAGCAACCGAACCAATTCACCCAGATTAGGAGGTTCTCCATAAATCTGCTGAATCTTATCTGTTAAACCACCCATTAAGTTGATCAAGTCCAGATACTGCTTACGCTCTAAGGCTACAGCCTTTGCCCCAGAAGTTATGTCGATCTCAAAATCATATTCACCCTTTGCCATATCCTCTGTAATGGATACATACTCATCGGCATTAGGGTCTATAAGAAAAATTCTCTCTGGCTTGAACTCTGTCGTAAGTTGCCAGAACTTCATCGCCTTACGAACTTGGAAGTACTTAAAAGCCTGTGCGCGTTCATCCTCTCTGGCCGAATTACGCTTATCCATTATATTGGCTTCAGTAGCCGTATCGCTCTGGGGCAATGCTACGGGTTGAGGAGTACCCGCACTGCGATCAAACATTGTTTGAACCATGTTGAGCAACTGGCCCTTGTCGCTCTGCACATCCCCAAACTGCACCGCTTGCACAGCACGACCCTGTGACTCTACCAGCCCCTCTACCTCAAAAGCTTCCATGTCATCCGCTTGAAGGATGTCATTGATCTCTGTATCTGACACATAACGTGGATCATAGAGAAAGAGATTCTTCTGCTTGCGTATGACCGACAGGAAAGAGTCCAGTATCTCATTTACCAGTGACTGCAACGCATCCCCTCCCGCCAATAGAAGCGGAGGCTTATTGAACCACGTAGTCAATGAATTATTAAAGTTCAAGACCTCACAGGGGAACCCCTCTACGTGCCTGAAAGGCCAATCTTCTTCATAGCGAAAGAACTTATTGTGAGAGGGGGAGAAGTTGAGAAATAGGTTGGAGCGACTGCCCTGTCCTATGACCATATTCCTTGCATAGATCTCATACCCCTCTACCATGCCAAAATCATCTATTTCATAGATGTTGTCTTGCTCAGGGGCATTGGCAAACCGTAACTCTTCCGATGGTTCCAAGTCGGCGGTATTATAGAGGGAATCGTCTGCCATCATCTCGTCTATATGGCGCACGTATCTAAAAGCCACCCACTTGGCATCATGTATGCCATCAGAGGCAAAGGGGTCCATGAGAAAGTCACCGGGGTTCCACCTTCGTCCATAGGGAGCTTCCCATTTTATAGACGTATGCTCTCCCGCATCTCCCCTGTCCAAAATTATTTGATGGTCTTGAATGTGGGATTCTAAGATAGCCTGAAAGCGAGGGTCGAGGTCGGGCTGCTGAAGGAACTCTGTATGGACCGCAATATGCTCTTCGTGACTCTGTTCAGCGGTGACCGTCGTTATCTCACCCGAAGTGAGAAACAGCGACTCTGTATTGGGATCATCCATCACCTTGCCGGGGTTCAAAAGCTGGCTGGTGACGATATCCGTCTCCAAGTCCATGGTGTAGCCAACCTTAGTAACACCCCAAGGACTGAGAAAAGCATCCAATAAAACCCGCTTATCCTGCTCCAACTGCCCCGTTTCACGATACCAATAATCGCTTATCTTAGCGACAAATCGCTCTTGACCTACACCATCTTTATTGAAAGGAGTTATTTTAAACTTGGGATCGTGCGCGGCTATATTAGAGACACTCTGGTCGATCCACCCATAGATCAAATTAGTTTTGATCCTCGTACCGGGATCGCCCGTTAAAGACAGGTCTTCCAAGTCCTTTTCTCGCTCAGTAGCCGCTTGCATATTGTACTGATCGAGTAAGACCTGTGAAGCATCGAAAAAAGGTCGGTAGAAGTCCGTAGCGTGTTGAATCCTACGCTTCCACCACTCCAATTGATGTTCGCGTTTATTTGGATAAGATACCGGCATAATATTAATATGTTTCCATTAGGTATAGTTTGTCAAGTAGTAATAATTCTTGGTAGTTACTATTCTACACTACTATAATGCTGGTCATAAGGAATAGGATCGTGTGACCCTATGATAGGAGCCTCCCTAACGACTCTTTTACCCTGCCTACGCAACTTGCTTCTGTGCATCAACTCTTCAAAAGTATATGTCCTAGCTCCCCATGGATTATCTTCGTCAGGTAGCGGCTTGCCGGGCGTAAGCTCTTCCAACATAATACCCAGCAAAGAAAAACAATCTACCTCATCATCATGCTTCCCCACGGGGAAATTGGTTAACGTCTGCAACACCTCTTGTGTCCAACGCCTCTTAGAAGGAAACAAGATCATCTTCTGCTGCGCCCTCCCCTGAATAGCTCTAGCTCTAACTGTCTTATCCTTACTCGGCGTATACTGCTTCCTATAGCAATAAGCGTCACGCTCCTTCATCCGCTGTGATAAGTAAGGACCAACAGAATTCAAGATCTGACCACGCTCCTCCCCCCACTGCGTGATCTTCCACTTCTTCATCATATCGATGACCGACTCAATCCATTCCTGTGGCTTAGCTCGCTTCTTCCAAAAATCAGCCACATAAATACGGTCATATGGATCTACTGCAAAAACGACATGCACCGTATAATCCGCACCAGAACGCTCTGATGTTGCATAGTCACTAGTACCATAAAAACGCAACGTAGTATGAGGAGGGAGATGCTCATACATATCAAACCAGTCTATGTGGAAAAAGGCTCCTTCCGCACGGGTAGGCTCCTGCTGGTAAAGTGCGTGATACTCTCTTTCCCCCAAGACCCCACGAATTTCTTTTAACGCTTTCTCATCATACCATCCCGGCCAGAGAGCCTTACCCTTGTCCCTACCCAAAGGATCGTCATCCATCGCTTCTGCCGCAAGCTTCAATACCTCCCAATCCCGTACCTCCTCCGTATCATCCATCTGCTGAATCAGCCTACCACTCAAGTCGTCGTCATGCCAGCGTGTTTGGATGACAATGATCTTTGCATTAGGCTGCAAGCGAGTAAAGGCCGTAGAGCGATACCACGCCCAGACCCTCTCTCGCTCCGATAACGAATCTGCCTCCTCACGATTCTTAATAGGATCATCTATAATGAGTAGGTCTGCTCCTCGTCCCGTGGCTGCCGTGCCAACACCCACCGCAAAATACTCACCCCGATAATCAGCAATACGCCACTTATTAGCGGCAGTAGCATCCTGAGAAAGCTTCTTCCCCTCAAAAATCTTTTGATACTCTTCGCCGTTGACGATCTCCCTAACATCACGACCAAAATCCGTAGCTAGCTCCTGACCATATGAAGCATGTATTATAGATGAATTAGGATTGCGACCCATAAACCATGCCGGGAATCTGCGACTAGCCAACTCACTTTTGCCATGTCTAGGCGGCATAAAAATCATCAAACGATGACACTCACCCGACTCCACCTCTTGGAGCTTTTCACAGATAACATGATGATGATCCGCTACTACGAACTTGGGGAAGGTAAACGTAGTGAAATCTAGCAACGTATCATAGGCCGACTCCCGCTCTAAAAGAATCTCAGCCGCTTGCTGTGCAGGATCTCTCACAATAACGTAGTAACCGTCTTACCATGCTCATCCTCCTCATACACCACCCGCTGGTCCTCATCCGTATGCGGCTCTACCTTTTCACCTAATTTTGGGAATATTTTTTTAACGGAAAATGAACCCAACGATTTCTTGACCCTTTGATACTCTTCCATTGTTTCACGTGGAATACCCGCCAAACCATACACCGCGTCTATCCATCTATTACTATTCATATTCCCTCTTTGCAAAGTCACTTTTAGGCAACAAAAGACCCATCGCATGAATCATACGGTTCTTTCTCTCCCTTGACATAATAGAGTCGCAATCCCTCAAATACATATCCACAACGCCCAATGCCTCCCCAACAGTAGGCTTCACCTCTGTAGATTCAAGCAACCTATCCAGATTGCTCATCCAACATCACCACCTCTCCTATCTCAGAAACCTCCGACTCAACAGACAACGCCGCCTCCGTCTTACGCTTCTGAGCAATCATCATCAACTCCTCCCTACTTAACTCCTCCAAAGGACGATCTATCTTACTATGCGTCATCGCCACCTCCTTAGGAGCGTGGAATCCCAAAATCTTACACCGCTGCTCTACACACCACGAAATTTTGTCTAACCACTTGGCATCCCCAGAACTTGAAGCCTCCTTCTGTGTTACCGTCCTAGGATTGACCTTCTCGTCATAATGCGTAGTACGGCGATGCTCACCCTTCGATGCCTCATACGCCTCCCATGCCGCCCTCTCAATCTCGTCAATCTTAGCCAACTGCTCCATCTTAGCCGATCTAAAATCATACGAAGCACCATTGTGCCACTCATCACGCAACTTACGCAAATCTACCTCTATAGTACTCAGACTAACCTTCAACTCCTTCGCCATCTCCGCTTGCTTCATACCCCGCAAATACATCGACGATAAAAGCTGCCTGTCAAACATTCTTTGCATCCTACTCCGCTTAATCGTGTTCATACCCATACTATCCTATACGTGAAGCGTACCACCCTCCAAAATTAAAGAAACTTCCTTGTTAGAAGCCGTACGACCCAATACCGTAGGCAAAATATCAGCCAACCTGAAAAACTTATCAAAATCACCCAACTCCGAAGCAATACCCAACGTCTCTAACGAAATACCCTCCTCGCCTAACTCATCCCGCAATACCTTGATAATGTCATCCGCCGCCGAAATCATCTTTACTATATTACGACTGTCCATCCAAAACCACCTCTCTAATATAACCGCGATAATGCGGATAATACTCTAATATACTATACCACAACAAGCGCAACAAGCCAAATATGACTTTTTAGACCAAAAATGATACGCTTGGTAGGAGTGCCATATATTATAACAAAAATCGTAAGTCGGGGATGACGTTTGCGGAGGGGGCCAGATGCCGGGGCCATGGCGCGGGAAGCCGCCTAAGCTCCGAAGGAGCCGCGTGGGCTTTTTCCCCGTCGTTGAGGGGTCAAATGGCAGCGGACCCTGCATAGACTCAGCGACCTTTTCGCGCATCCCTAAAGGCTTCAGCCTTTAGTGTGTCATTGCTTTGTTGGAACTCTTCTAAAAAGCTAAAGCTTTTGTTATTGGGAGGCTGAACCATGGGGTGGATGGTTGTTGGGAACTATGGGGTGGATGGTTACCAGACCTAACTCCCTCTCTCTGCTACTCAGAGAGGGAGTAATGCGATGACCCCCTCTCTCTGCTTCTCAGAGAGGGGGTAGGCTGATTTCTTGGAGGACTGCTTACAGAAAACTTGTTTTCTGTAAGTAGTCCTCCAAGTCAACTCTTGTCAAGAGGTTGTAGTAAATAACTTGTTATTTACGAAACCTCTTGACAAGAGTTGGTAGGGTGCCGTAAGTTTGGGGTCCGATCATCGCAACTCTGTGTTGGTCGGTTGTATTGCAGTTCACCCCGTGAAAGTCCCAAAGGGACTGAAGGGAGCTTCAAATGGCTAAGTTTAGCCTGAAGAACCTCAGCAAAGCTGAGGAGTCGAAAGTTCGTAAGTCCGATTCAAAGAATCGGATGAAACTCGAAACAGCGGCTTTGCCGCTGGACAGTAGCAAACCGACGATGAATCTGCTCCTGAAGGGAGCAGAACTGGCAGATTTCAGCGAAGCTGAAAGGGACCTGCTGGATCAAGCCTCTGGCTTGATCTGCCGGGGAGAAGCTTGGAGCGTCATCGGAAAGGTTAAAGACGCCATCAAAGATGGCGACACTGCACTATCCAAAGCTGAGCTTTGGTCGTTGATGGCTTTGGCTGAGGGCCGAAGCGAACTTCCAAGGTCTTCTAAGAAGACCTCCAAGACTCCAAAGGAGTCTTCGAAACCGAACATCGACGTATCTTCGCTGAAGGCGAAGATTGACGAGGTCGTTGAAGACGACTTGAAAGACGCTCTGGAAAGAGCGTTGGAAGGCCTCTTAGATGCCTTGGTCCTGATTGACGAGGCCTAAAGGCCTCCGAAGCAAGATAGCCTGAAGGGCTATCGTGCTGCCGACCTCCTCCCTTCGGGGAGGGGGTTGGTCCCATCGGTAAGAGATGGGGCATCCCTTAAGGGATGTCGGCGTATCCCTTCTAAGATCTTTGAGCTACTTCGTAGCTACGCCATCCTACCCTTGCTCCCTTCGTGGAGCCTTCGTATAAATCCCTTCGTGGATAAGTCATAGCTCCCTTCGTGGAGCCTTCGCCTCACCCCCTTCGTGGATAATCCCATAGGGTTTAAGACCCTTAGGCCAGTGAACTGTTCGTCCTTCGTTGACGGATCGTAAGCGACACCGCCGCTGGTACTCTCTTAAGCCCCTTACATCAGCTTTGGATAGTGCAGTTGAAGCTGCAACCACTGGTTAACTCCCTTCGTGGAGTTCCAGCTTGGTAAGCGACCAGAGCGTGTCCTTCTCAACGGAGAAGTGACGAGTCCCTTACTACGTAAGCATCTTGCCCTTTGTGGCCTTCGGAGATCATCTCAAGATACTTGACGGCATCCCTTCGTGGACTATGGATCACCTGTTAGCCCTTCGCGGCCTTGATACAGGACGAGATCAACGCTCCGCTCATAAGCGGAGACTTCGTCAAGGATTAAGAGATAGAGCATTCGTAAGCGTAGTGGACCCCCTGAGTGAGAGACAGGGTTGGGCAAATAGTATGTGCTTAGGTAGCTGACTGAAGGCCTAAGCATGTACACTCATCAGTCCTTAAGGACTGTCTTGATCTTCAAAAGTTGTTGGCTGGTAAGCCTACCTGTCGGAACCATTTAATCACGGTGACCGAAGGTAAGCTTGCTTGTTGACAAGCAGTTGAAGATCAAGGGGCATCCCGCAATAGCGAAAGTCCTGTAAATGCCATTGAGCTATTGCATCATTCGCTGTTAAGCGAAAAGGAGTTGTACCATGGAAGTATTGACGAATGCCTTGACCTTGCTACGTAAGTTCGTAGCTGGCTTGGCAGAAGAAGTCAAAGCTACTGAACAGGACACCGTTCAGTTTGGTAAGATGGATCTGCGGGTCAAGGACATTGACCAATGCCATGAGCTAAACACATCGCTGTTGTGTGCTTGGCAGATGCAGTTCGGTGACGAACTACGAAAGGCTATAGTCCAAGGTAATAAGCCGAGGATTAAGTCTTTGTGGGACGTGATTTGTAAGATCACGTCTTCATGCCTCAAGGAAGACGAAGCACTCTGCAATATGGTAGAGATTGCCTACGAGTTAGGCAAAGAAGCCTCAGATTCTTTGGTTAAAGACTTAAGAGAAAACGTCTTGGATATTAGACTTGAAAAACAAAAAGCTATCCGTGAGAGGAACAGACTTTCCTTAGAATTAAGGGCTAAGGAGAAGCAAGCACGGTTAGACTGGCCCCACTCAACGTCCAACGTTTAGGAGGATTAACAATGGCTATAACAACTCAACAAGCCAATGCTTTAATAGCAATCAACACCCTTCTCAACAGAGCAACCGTTGAGGAGTTCAATCGTCACCCCGAACCGCTTCGGCTTCACCAATCGGTGGACCGTTACGGCAAGGTCACCTTTAAGGAAGCGTCCAGCTTGGACGCAGAGGAGGTTTAAATGAAAGACACCATAGACTTCAGCCAAATCTGGAGCATGGCTTACGAAGCAGGGACCGAAGCGGGTAATGCCGCTCAATGCACCCCGATGATAATCACTGAAGAGATCGGTCCCAATCCCGGTCAACAGTGGATGGTCCCTGATGGTCCCTGTGGATTTGCTGAGATCAAATTTGCCGGGAATACTCAATGGGGCCGATGGGCCAAGAAAGAACGGGGCTGTACCAAAGCCTACCCGAAGGGATTGCACTATTGGGTAAGTGAATTTGGACAGAGCTATACAAGAAAGAGTGCCTTCGCCATAGCCTTTGCTAAGGTGCTAAACAACTATGGCATTGACTGCTATACAAGCAGTCGATTGGATTAAGTGAGCCGGGGAGAGGGGTTTAATTCCCCTCTCCCCTTAACCTAAGAGGAAATTATGCCACAGATCACTGATGTCAAGGTGGAGCGAAGTGAATATAACACCACCCTTGTTACAGCACGAAGCATCCTCAGCGGCGATCAGAGTGTTCAGCTTTGGGACATTCCCTTCTTACAATTTCAACGGGGCTATGCTAAGTGGCTGAACACAGGGACTCTGATACAGAATGCTTTGCCTATGTTGGATGACAATCAGCGGGAATTCCTGATGACAGGAATAACTGAAGACGGTTGGGATGACCTGTATGATCTATCAGAATAGGAGGCTTGTGAATGAATTACATTCACCAGTTGCAGCAACAGGTGAAAGAGTTAGAGCAGATGCGAACAATTGGTCACTGAGTTTCGCGTCTACTTGGAATCAAATAAGTTTTGGGAAGACACCACCATCGAAGTGGCCGATGTCCAGAGAAGGTTAATGCCACTGCGTCACTTACTCTTAGACTCATACAACTAAGGAGGTAGCACAATGAACAAAGACCAGCGCATTGAACGAGCCGAAGTTCGTCAGGGGGAACGCTTGGAGCGTTCCCCCGAACAGCAACTCCAACTCCTTGATAAGCGATTGGGTAAGGGAGTTGGTGCCTCTAAGGAGCGAGCTAAGTTACTCGCTCAGATAGGGAGTAAGTAAAAATGAAACTTCCTTGGGTAGATGACGGAAACCTGCAGGAAAAATTGGGATGGTGGTTAACCTTAGAAGAGTTGGAAAGCTGGCTGAAAGAGGCAGAGCTTCCTGAGCTTATGGCTACTCAGTCTTGGGAGGCTTTCCCTAAGGAGCCAGTAGACTGGAACGAATCATGTTTATGTCCTGTCTCCCTCTGCATTAAGGAGACTAAGTCGATGGAAGAGCAGAAAGCATTTAGCACAACGGTAGGCATTCGGCTTAGGGCAGACTTCACAGAAGGAGGAAGCGGAGTATGGCCGGTGCCTTACCACCTAATGGAGTTCACACAAAGGTATGACCTCAGGTGTGACGATCAATGGGCTGACGAATGCCGCAATAAGTGTTCGCTTAGCACTGAAGAAGGACACGTTCAAAGCCAAGGAGGTAAAGAAGTAAGACCCTATCAAGTAGTTCCAGCGGAGACAGCAAGACTGCTGGCCTTATCGGCAATTGAATCCATGAAAGAAAAGACGGAGGAGTCGAATGAAGATTACGCAGCATCGCTCTAAGTCGTTGCCCCGCAAGCTCTTAACGTGGGGCGAAGAGAATCCTAAGTTGGCCAAGGCGGTCAACTGGTATCAGGTGGGGCTTAACCTGATGCCAACGAAGAAGCTGTGTCCCTATCAGACAGAGGGATGCACTGCACCCTGCTTAGTGCATCAAGGTCGTGGGGCTATGGCTTCTATCATTAATGCACGAATGCTTCGCAACTGGATCTTGGAGAATCATCCAGTGATGTTCTCCGATACCATTCATACGGAGCTATTGAATGCGAAGCGAAGAGGTGAGAAGAAACATCTTCCCCTCTTAGCCCGAATGAATCTCACCAGCGACAAGATGTGGTATAGGGACAAGCTGTTTAAGCAGTGGTATGATATCGAAGAGATCTGGTTTGAGGAATACACTAAGATCCCCATTCGATACTATAAAAATAAGCCAGACCATATGCATCTCACCTTCAGCCGAAGCGAAAGCAACATGGTTGACTGTTGGGAAGCATTAAACCATGGAGTTAACGTAGCAGTGGTCATGGAAAAGGAGGATGGAGCATGGCCACAATCATGGATGGGGTATCCAACCTTGGATGGTGATATCTCAGATGAACGAATCGATGATCCTTCGGGTCATTGGGTGCTACTTAAGCCGAAAGGCTCTATAAAAAACGACACCACTGGAATGGTGGTGCGAAAGGAAGAATGGAATGCCAAGTCCGCATAACTTAAGCAGGATGACGGCTCAAACATTATTTGAACACCTCTTGCAGAATGATGTTATCAGTGAGGATGATATCTACGAAGATCTCAATGAAGAGATAGCCGACATCATATTTTCTGCCATAACTCTTTCCCTTAAGGAGAACAAATAATGGCTTCTCACGAGTTCAGAACCGAAGTAACCGCCGAAGTAGAGGTTGAGGTTGACATCACCGTTTCGGATGAGCATGGCAACGATATTGACTGTGACACCGAAGGTTACGGCACAGACATCACCATTAATATAGACCTGTCAGATGTCAAAGAGAATCTCAAAGAGGAATTGTGGGCAGAGGTCAGGCAGCAGATCATAAATGAGATCAGCGATGCCGCCAACCCCATGCAGTCCCTTGCAGAGTTCATCTTGTTGGTCGGTAATGGTTACACGGTCAACAAAGAAAGGACTGACGACAGGCTGAAGGATCTTGGTGCAAAAATACGTGCCTTTGAGATTGTTGTGGAGGAGAAGAACAAGGAGATCTCAACATTAGCACAACGGGTTGTTGATTTGGGATTGAAGCAAAAAACCACCATCCCTAGTGAGGAGACGAAGTAATGAAGATCACCATTAATCTGGACGAAGAAGATCTTCGTATTGCCCAAAGTATTGTGGCTAACCAATCGCACTTCGTGATAAACAGCCACACCATTGAGGATGCAGTGATCACAGGTATTCTCCAACAGATTCAAGTCTTAGCCTTTAAGGCTCAACAAGGGGTAGATAATCCTTGCCCTTCTAACAAGAAGTAGTTAAATTTAAAACTATAACAAAACTCTTACAAAACTCTTACAGCCAAGGTGCCAAGGAAGGAGGTGTATGGCATCTTGCTTGTTGACAAGCAGAAGAGATTCCCTCTTCCGCTACCTCTCAATATGGAGTTTCAAAATGAAAAAAGGTCGTGACCTTCAGCCGTTAGTAAGTGAGTTGACCCGTCAGATGGATTCCAAATTGGATTTGCTTGCTGATACCAGATCTATCCAAGCCGTCCCTCATACATTGGAGGGAGCATCCGATGGAATCGCTCTGGCCATTAATGGTCGAGGTGCATTTCCTACTAACTCTATAGCTGACGGACAACTCAGTAGTCGGTTGAAGATTCCTAAGAAGTATTACGACAGGATGAACGCTGCATGGCCCGAACTCCTTTGCACCAACATTAATCACTGGTTCAACACCGAACCAGAGAAAAGGCTGGTGCGAACCTTAGATGGTGGAGCGAGAGCTTTTCTCAGCGAGAAGTACCGCCCCTTGGACAACTGGTTTCTCTTAGAGGCCATACTGCCCTCGCTAATTGAAGCGAAAGCAGAGGTGGTTAGTTGCGAAGTGACAGAAACTCGCCTTTACATTAAGGCAGTCACCGATCACGTTCAAGGAGAGATCAAGAAAGGAGATGTTGTAAAGGCCGGGGTGGTCATATCCAATTCTGAAGTTGGACATGGGTCACTAAGCGTTACTCCTTGGCTACTTAGGGTGCTTTGCATGAATGGAATGAAAGCCCACTCGTGGGGCAAACGGAAGTATCACACAGGAAATAAGATGGGTCACAACGTGACTGATCTTGATAATGCTTGGGAGCTTTACACCGATGCCACTAAGCAGAAAACGGACGAAGCTTTCTGGATGCAAGTTCGTGATCTGGTGAAGTCGGTTATGTCTCAAGCAACTTTTGAATGGATCTGTAATGAGATCCGTCAGACTACGGACAATCAGATCGAAGGTGATCCGTTGGCCGTAATTGAAAAAACCCAGAGAAAATTCAATCTAAATCAAATTGAATCCTCTGGAGTCATGCAGCATCTTTTAAAGGGGAACGACTTGAGCCAATGGGGATTGGCTAATGCCGTAACCCGAACCGCAGAAGATGCTCCTTCCTACGACAGGGCTACTGAGTTGGAAGGAATCGGATGGGATGTCGTTGAGCTTCCTCGCAGTGACTGGAAGATTATGACAGCATAGTCTCAGCCGTAAGCGTCATATTGACCCTGCCCCATGGCAACTTAAACGTTACTTCTTCGCTGTGGTGGATAGGTTTATATACCGCCAGAGCTTCCATAAACCCTGACATGGCCTTACGTAATTCATTTGACATATGCTCAGGCATCTCAAGGGATGGAAGCTCTGGCGCATCTCCTACATTGTTATTCCTTAATTTGCGAAGCTGAATGGAAGACAGTCCCTTCTCTTCTGCTTGAACAAGCAACCACTTACGTTCCTCTGGACTCTTAACGCTGGCCACTTCAAAGTGGTGAGTATAAGACAACAAAGGATGTCGATCTTCAGGTGGAAACACATTACAAACCCATGCACTATTACGTAGCGTTACATCAGATTTGCCCGTCAAGTAAATGGCTTGACTGAATTGATCGGGCCATGTCTTTTCACCATGAAGTATCCAATCCCCAATCCACCAGTTAATAGATGTTTGAATGTCGGTTAGTAAGCTACCTGCCCGTTGCCAATCCTCAAACTTCATAGTTTCTGACGGCAGGTAAGCGTTCTCTGTTAATGTGCCGGGGATGGGAATGTGACTAGTTTGACTTAAGCTTGCTTCGCTCATACAATTTCTCCAATTAAAAGGGGGAAGTGGAATGGCTAGAAACCACTTCCCCCTTTGCGAGACAACGTGGCTCCGTCAGTCACGTTGATACTTAAATATAACTAATACAAAACCCTTGACAAGAGGTTATTTTATGGTTAAATTTCTTGGTAACAAGAATAATAAATTAGCCTATTTTTTCCTCCTCGCCAGTGCCATTATACTGGCGGTTAAGATAGTCCCATCCTTAATCAACCCACCTGAAAGGAAGGTAAGTGGGGTCTCATTAATCGCAAACTCACCATACAAGGTGCAATTGCACAAAGGAGATAAGTAAATGTTAAGTTTTCCGAAGTCAGCTTTTGTTCCTCACCCCACAGGACAGCACCAAGGTCATATCTTTGAGGTAGAAGTTCGCTACCAAGAAGAGACACCTTGGGGCTTGAAGGATAAGATCATCCTCAAGATCGAATCCGAAACTCCCATGTTAGATGACAAAGGGAAGCAACGCACCGACAAAGAAGGCACTCCCATGTTCTACAACTTGTGGGACTTCCTTACCGTTACTCGCAAAGGTAAACTGGCGAGTCGAAGAGAGGCCATCCTTGGAAGACCTCTTACTCCAGAAGACTTCCCCGATGACTACGATCCTGAGTTGGAGTTCTTGGATCGCAAGATCGGTTACGTAGTTAAGCACACCGCAGGAAAGGAGCCAGACACGGTGAGTGCTAGCATCGAAACGCTTTGGTCGTTAGGTGAAGGACCGAAGTTGAGCTTGAGTAATAAGCCGTCCGAAGCAAAAGCAAAAGACGACGACTTACCCTTCTAAATTACCCCTTTAAGGAGACTTAAAAAAATGGCTACTAAAGAAAGAACCTCTGAGTCGATGCCCTACATCACTGACTACACCCAGATTGAAGTCATTGATGGATTCAATCATCGCACAAGTTTTTTGAATATCGAACAGTTGGCAACGAGCATTCGTGAAGTTGGGATGCTTGACCCTATCAAAGTTACTCGCAATCCGAAAGGATCGGACTTTGATTTCCGACTGATCGACGGGGAACGTAGGCTCAAGGCAGTGCAGATGTTGCACGAACAGGGCGTAGAGATTTCATTTCCCGTTCGTATCCTTCAAGGAATGGATGACGAATCATCGGTCATCGTTGCCGCTACCTCTAACATGGAACGTAGCGACATCACTCCGCTGGAAGAAGGAAACATCGTGGCTAAGATGGAAGCGTATGGATACGACACAAAAGAAATCGCTTTCAAGCTAAGCCGTAGTGATCAGTGGGTTCGGGACCGTAAGGCATTGGAAGGAGGATCTCGTAAGATTAAAAATGCCTTAGGGAATAATCGCATCCCTGCTGATGTGGCTGTAAAGTTGATCCGTAAGCACAAGGATCACAAGGAACAGGACAAAGCACTGGCCGAAGTAGTTACTGCGGCGGGAGGACAGAAGTCCAACACCCGCAAAGCGGCAGCTAAGAAGGGTCACGGTGGGTCATTGAAGCCTACCGCCAAGGAATTGGAAGCTATGTCCGACAACCTTAAGACCCTTGACATCTCAGACACCATCAGAGATGCGGCGAATGCTTCACTGGCTTATGCAGATGGATCGCTTCCACCTGCTAAGTATAAGAAGTATCTCGAAACCCTACAGCTAGAGGCTTACAAAGTAGCTAGCTAAACCATCTAACCTTAGTGCCGAAGGGGAGGGGGCGAATTCCCCCTCCCCTTTCTCTTTTAATTGAAAGGAACCCAACGTGGAAAACCTTGCCCAGAAATTCATCAACTCTGATCTGTTCTCTGTCTATACGATGACCCTTGACTTCAAGGAAAAGCTCTGTGGTGGTATCCCCAAGTCAGAGAAGGCCATCGAAGGCTGGATACGAGCTAACGTAGAAGACAAGAGCAAGCTGGAGCAGATGGTAGCAGACACTAAGGAGTCCATGAATGTAGACAACCTTAGCGAAAGCGATCTGGAAAACCTCGCCAAGTCTGCATGGAATGGATTCAAATCTGATGAACGCGGACTCTACATAGAGGGCAGACAGATCAAGTCTATGTTTAAAGAATCTGCAAACGTAATCAAAAATGTTTTGAATGTCTCTGCTTTCAAGGCGAGAATAGCGGAGAGGGTCTTTGTCGTAGAGGACAAGGTGCATCTCCGCTATTCTGGATTGGATATCGCTTTGGCAGACATTTTTCAAGAACCTTCTGGATCATACGAAGGGATGGTTCATGCGATGACTGCCATGGGTAAAATCTCCGCATTGAAACGAGTTGATTACGTAGAGAAAGCTTATATAACTTTCACCTTAAAGATCTTAAATGAGAAGATCATAACGAAAGATAAGAAACGTCTGGATGTCCCACAGTATATCATGCATTTGATTACGCACTCTCAAGAGAATGGTCTTGGGGCAGAGCGTAGTCAGGGCAATGGCAAATTTAATTGCTCTTTCTTTGGCCTCAAGGAGGAGATTAAGTCTAATGAATAAAGCTTTTACCACTGAGCAGTTGCTCCATATTGTTAACAAGAACATAGACAAAAACAGGGGGCCAAGCGAAGAAGCTTTAGAAGATTTAGCCCCTAATGGATGGCACTTGGTGCATAGGATCATGGTGCATAATAACGTAGAGTATAGATGTCGAGTTGCTCTATGCGTTCAAGGCACTAAGACACCAAGGATTGTCCTTATGGACATGGAGTTCGAGGACTACGAGCAGGGTCACGATCCTGATCATATCATTAAGCAAGCCGAAGAGCTTAATAATAAAATGAATAATCTTGATTCAGGGGAGATAGACGATGCTATTATTTAGAGCTTGACAAGAACATGACTCTTTAGTATCTTAGGTATAGTCAGTGCCGAGTGAGTGAAGTGGACAACGAACGTAATATGCCTTATCATTACCCCGTAAGGCTATTGCTTCCTATTCCCGGTCACGTTCGTTGACTACTGATCCCACTTCGGCACTGGCATCCTAGGGAAGAAGCAATAGCCTTCTTTCTTTAAAAGCCTTAGCGGGTCTGAGTACGGGAGTACCAGCACACCGAAGCACGGCAACATACTGGTGTATAAAGATAGTGCCGTGAACGATGGAGAGAGATAGCTTCAGCGAAGCTTATCGATAGCCGCCATCTTAAACAAAGGGTGAGGGAGTTTAGGAGGGGTGTATGGGACAGGTCTGTACGACATTCCATATCGAGTCCGCTCCGCTCCGTTCAAATTGACTGATCCAATCCACTCAATTCCTGTCACTAGACAATTCTACTCCTTTCGTCTCCTTTCCATAGACTAGCCACACCACTCCTCTCCGTCCCTTATAGACTTTTTCTCTTTACGCCGTAGGCGTACTGTACATCCTGTCCTACGGACAGTAAAAGAAAAGAAAAGAAAAGAAAAGAAAGGAAAGTAAGTAAGTGAAAGAAGTACGTACAAAGCAAGAGTTGATAAACGTACTGGAGGAACTGGATGCCCCCAATGAGGTTAAGCGTAGCATTTACTTCGACACTACAGGAGGAGGAGGCTTTGCTTTACACAACGAAGAGGCATTACGATTAAATAAAAAGAAGTATCCTGTATACTCCATAGTCTTACCAGACTCCAGCGGCATAGTTATTACTGGAGAATTGAGAAAGTCTATGATAAAGGAGGCCAAAGCAAAAGTTTTTTGAGATGAAACGGCCCGTTTCATGCCAAGCCTCACCCCGATGACGTGACATACCAAGCTAAGTCTAACCGTACCCAACCAACCTCTATCGACAAGCCGATTCGAGTCTTCTCAGATCTACTGACGGAGCGGAACTTTCCTATCCCTATCGACAAGTCTTATCCATCCGATGCTATCCTATCCCTATCGACAAGCCGATGCTATCCTATTCTTATCGACAAGCCGACTCTACCCCTGTCGTACCAGACCATATGACGAATCGAGCCCAGCCTCTTCGGACCCCTTTGACGTTTCAGGTCGTTACGAACCTTGTCTCCTCTAATGACATGCCAATCCGCTTCTATCTAAGCCCCTTGACCTTCCTAGTCGAGTCAAGTCAATTCGATTCTAGTTGACGATCCTAGTCGAGTCAAATCAAATCAATTCGATTCTAGTTGACGAGTCCATCCGTCTCTTGCCCCATCAAACCTGCCCTAATGACTGGTCATACCGCGTCCACTCTTATCAAGTCCATAGACATGCCGATTCCGCTCGACCCCGTTTGACTGGCCGCGTCCTTTCATTTCTTTTCGAGCCTGTTGACACCCCGTGTCCCCCCGTGCCAAGCCCGATGACTAGCCAGACCTCACCACCCCCATCTAAGTTGACAGATCTTATCCATGACAAGCCGAGCCAAGCCAAAAAACATTTGACGAGTCAAGTCCATCCCTACCAAGGGGCAATCCTCATCGACCCTTTCCATTTCCAGCCAAGGGTTTTCCATTAACGAAAGGAGATAACATGGAAGACTTCAAGGGAAGCAAGAAGCACAACCGATCTGATACAGAGGATAGAGCATTCTCTTACAGGTCGTATCGTAGAAACTTTGGTGAAGGATTATACGTTAATGACCTTGACCATGTAGAATGGAGATTGGTAGATGGTGTGCCTACTCCAGTAGCCGTCCTTGAACTTACCAGAGTAGACAATGCCTTCTACAACGAAGACACAAAACGAAAATACCAGCAAGCTATCTTGGATCGTTTTGCCAGAGATGCTCAGCAGGACTTCGTTGTGGAGATGGCATATAGGCTAAGCGTATCAGCCTATATCATCTTATTTAACAAGGATCTCACTGACTTCTGGACCTATAACCTTTCGAGAGACGATTATCCTAACACGGGAATCGTCAACGAATGGCATCACTATAGAGAATCGGGGTATAGATTATGGATAAAAAATCTGGAAGCTTAGACTTTGGATGGAATGCAGCCTCAGGTCTTTTGACAAAGGTCTACAGGAGATTCTATAAAAAGAATCCTAGTGAATTGGATAACGACATACGCAATCTCTTCGACCACATAAAAGAATACGGCAAGTTCAAGTCACTGGATGTGACAGGATCTGACGTAGAGACTGCGGTAAAGAATTATATCTTCAGCGACGACAACAAGGGAGGGAATGAAGGAGGTAAGTTCTTCCCTGACATATCATCCATAGTAAACGAATTAAGATATGTCATCATGCATAGAAAGAAAATGCGGGGCGAAGAGATAGCAGACAAGATGGTTTCCTTTGACGAGAATAAAAACATGGTCACTATTCCCATCAAAGGAACACCCTTAGAACGATGGTTTAAGGAGGACTCCATCGAAGCATTAGGATCTGCTGGTAGCAAATGTAGTGATTGCTTTGATACGGGAACCATCAGATTTTATTATATTAAAGGCCATGCTCATCATGTATTCGCAGCAAAAGAATGGCTTGACCTATCCGACAAGGATGAGGCCAAGGCTTCTATGTTCACTTGTGCAATATGTTATTGTGACCATTGTGAGTTGGGCCGTTTAATCTATACACGATTTCAGCAGAACGATCTCAGACCTCCTCTCTATAGCACCATATTAACCCTTGTAGGAAATCGAAAGAAGCGTAAAAAGGAGAGGGATATAGTGCGGGAAATTGAGGATGGGGGAGAGCAAGGTGATATGCTTCACAGTCTTGACGAAGAGGGTGCAGCAATCGATCCTGAAACCAGACTATAGGTAACACGGGAGTGACTGGTTTCCTCCCCCATTCTCATCACCTTAGGAGATGCTATGTCATCAAAAAGAAGTTATTCTCAGCATAAAAGAAACGTAGGAGCATTAGACCCATACGCTAGGTTGAGTGGTGCAGTGTATATGGATGCTTTTAACACACTGAGGAAAGCAGTAGACCTCCTCGACATGGATGAATTAAACAAAGAAGCACAAGGCAGGAAGGATAACGCCTTAACCTTTTTATATTCTGATAATCCTTTTAGAAAGTATTTGGAAATCAGGGGTCACGAGATGCCGATTCAAAAGGGCATAGATGGGATTATTTTAAAGAGGGAGGATCGATATGAGTCGTGATCGTGTAGATGAAGTCTTTCAAGCTTCAGACAAGTACTCTATGGTGATGCTGGATACGCCTAACAAGAAAGGAAGGAGAAGGCTGGATCAAATAACTCTTGGCGTTATTCACTACACGGGATCGTCCAGCTTAGAAGGCACCCTTGCTTGGTTCCAAGACCCCGAAGCTAAGGTGTCCGCCCACTATGTCATCGCTGCGGATGGTGCTGTGGTGCAGTTTGGAGACTTAGAAGATGTGTTGTGGCACGCTGGTCGTTCAGAATGGCTGGGCAGGAAGTGGTGCAACAAGTACAGTATCGGATATGAAGTGGTCTGCGGCCCTAAAGGACGCTTCACCCCATCGCAGATAACGTCATTGCATTACCTGCTAAGGATGAACATTCAATCTACAGGAATGACGGCTGTCGTAGGACATGAACACATAAGTCCCGGCAGGAAAATAGATCCCGGTAACTGTGTCAACTGGCACACCGATTTTAAATTAAACATAATAGATCCTGACAATCAGTTGGAGTATTTCTCCAACCAGCGAATCGATCATACTGATGTCATAGAAAGGTATTTAAAGGAGGATCAAAGTCTGGCATCCAGCAGAAACATTCCTATTGAACACGCCAAAGAATTAAATGAGATGAATCGTGCTAAAGAGATGACCGATGGAAGAGGGGGGTCAGACTTCAGTTGGTTGCCCCGCCTCCTCAAGGCTCTCTTTCAACGCAGCGTATAACTCTACGAAGCGACCCCACGGTAACACAACCGTGGGGTCTGCATTATTCCTTTTGAGAATTAAACAATCATTATCCCCCAACCATTCCTCGATCTGCTTAAACCCCCCTCCGTTCTTCCTCGCTTTAACCTCCGCTATCCACCCTCCGAAGCTTATATCACCCGTGTAAGAGCCTCCTGCGGCCCCTGAGAGGGGAACGCGCTCAGCCCCTATCCCTGCCTCGTTCAGCCTATGCACAATCTCACGCTCTACGCGCAAACCCTTGTTGCGCTCACTCCGTCCCAATGTTCAATCCCATTAGCTTAGCTCGCTTTCTGATTCGCCCCTTGATTTCAGCCACTCTCTTACTGCCCTTCTTTTGAAACTCAAACCGTCTATGCCGCACCACAGCATCCACGTCAACCGTTCGTATTGGTACCCCCGCCACTCTGCCCCACACTTCCAACGGGGACTTACCCTTTGATAGATCTCTCGTAATAGACTTGATTTTAGAAGCAGGGGGCAATAGAGAATTTACTAAATGATCCATGTTAGGTCCATAGATGGCCGTTAAGTCTATATCCCCTACAAAGGTAGGATCATCTGCACCATACTCCTTTCTGATGGGCGCACCCGTCATCGTTTTCTCATTAGCCACTAGCTCATAGGTTGTCTTTAGTATGGGATGCATCCTCCCTATCCAAGCGTTCAAGTCTAAGATGCCCTCTGCTGTTTCTATGTCCAGATATGGTAGATCTGGCACGGCATAGGTAGGCTGGTGGTCAATCATAAAAGGCAATCGTGTCGCTAGGTTCTCTTTAAAATAATCTGGAGTGGCAGGATCGTCTTGATACTCAACCTGAGACAACTCGCCCAACTCCGCACGGGCCTTAGCTGCACTGGCATACTTGGCGGGACGATTGATGATAGATTCTATTTGCAGAGGAATATTCTTTCTTAACCATGTGTAGAAAGGAATGATGTTCCTCATAACATTTTTCTCAAAGTCGGTCAGTTCACTGTAGTCGAACAAATATTTTTTGACGTTGAATGCCGCCTCTGCCCCCGTCATTCCATCCAACATAGACTGTATGAACAAAGCCCCTCTGGCATTGTGTTCCGTAATACGTGCTGCCCCTCTTGTAAAACGCAGGTAAGCGTTATTGCCAAGAACCCTCTTCAACCCCTCCGCACTCAATGGGACTCTACGCTCCCCCGTGGCGGGATCTTTCCAACCCCTCGTTACTGTCTCCCCCTCCAACCCAAATAGATAGTTCTTAGCCCGTTGACCAACCCCCGCTTCATGGGGGTCTTCTATCTGACCTAACTCCACCATCTGACTAAACAACTCACCCTTCTCTGGCTCAGCCTCGACCCCCTGACCAAGGAGATTGTTTATCTTCTGCTTAACCTCCATTGGCAATTCGTCAGGCAACAGTTTCTCCATGCCATTCGTCTCATAGATCTCCTTCATAGAGATCGTAAGCCTTTCAATGGCTGAGATATGATTGCTGGATAAGCCTACAGGTTTTAATGCCCCCTCCAAGATATACTTCTCTATGGCCAATGCGAACTTCTCCTCCGCATTGACCTTTTCCCCCGGCAAGGGATCTGGGTCAGGCCACATGATCTGATCGACAAAATCACGGGTATCATCCTCACTGAATTGACGACCCAACGGTCTTGCCTCCCCATAAGCATCCTCGCTGAATGCCTCAAGACGCTTCTTCACCAAGTCCCTGCCCTTCGGCTCTCCCATCCCAAAGATCCATCGATTGATGACATCCTTATCCCCATTCTCCAGCAAGTTGGATCGACGCGCCAAGTGCGCCAACTCATGGATCATCGTAGAGACATCACCACTCTTGAAAGCCACTATGGTTGCCCTGCCACTATCTAAAAAGTTGGTAAGTCCTTTGATCTTCTCTATTTCCCCTGACTTTTCCTTCTGGAAGAAGGTCATGCCGCCATTAAGAGCCTTGTTCGACAAGTCTTCGGAGATGTCTATGGCATTATACTTTCCCGTTTCATGTTCTATTGTAGACAATTTTAATGAAGGTCTTTCACCCACTGCCTTGGCAGGATCAGCAAGGTCATCTGCTTTTGCATCGACTCGATGGATAATCTTCCGAAAGGTATCACCTACCCCACCGCGTTCATTATTCTTGATATAACGATCAGCCACTCTTTGATATTCATACTTAGCTACCGCTGCTGGACCCCAAGCCTGTGCTGTTGCTACTTGCTTCAGATTTGAGGCCCAGATTATCTTTTTATAACCACCTTTTGCCGCCTCTTGTATAAGCAACTTTTGAGCTACCATAGGAAATGTGCCGGGACTCAGTGGAATTCCCCAACCACCCATATTCTCTTCGACACCTTGAAAATAATCACTTTGCAATTCGTGTAATACTAAATACTTATCATCATTATCAGGGTTGGGGTAATAATCACTTATTTTATAATGACCTATAGCATTCTGTCTTGTCGAATATGGGGAAAAAGGCTCTTCTCCAAGCTCTGTGTATCCCGACCTTCTCGCACCAGACTGTGTCGCATCATCTATCATAAATGGTCCCTCCTCAAGCACCTCTTCAAAGCGGGCCTTAGGACCTAAATCATGTTGAACGGCTTGCACGAAACCTTGGTCTAACCCTTCTGCTGCCAACCTGTACTCATCAATACTTGCACCGGGTGATGGCATTCCTTCTGCCACTATGTATCCTGTTCTAAATCCAACATCTGAACGACCCCTAGATTCACCTAGGTAAGCCGCTCCTTGCGCCCTCTTCGCCGCTTCCTTAGCACGAGCCTCATCACGAGGATCGTCTAACTCCCATGGATCATAACGGATGTCATCTTCTGTTTGAAGTAACTCATCTTTTCTCCTTGCCGATAGGACTGCTTCCTTGCTGGTGATTGGAAGTTGTTTTTTATGGATGTTGTGAGGCCTCATATACGCCCCACTTGAATTTTGTCTAAACCAATAACCAGCCGCCCCTTCTTTAACCCTAGAGAGCTTAATAGAATTTTGAAGAATGATATCTGGAAACGCGAACATTGGCTTTTCAAGTCGTTGCCCTACTGTCACTATATTTTGTAGGGCTTCCGATATGAGAGCAGATGAATTATCCAATCCAAATTTCGGCTCTTCTAGATCCCTCATTCTTATAGTAGACTCTTGCAACTTCCCTCCAACTCCCCGGCGATACTTAGCTCCTGTTCTCGGTTCCAGAGCGGTGGGCAACTTATGTCCAGCCACCGGGTCCGCTGCATAAAAAACATTTTTATCTAACGAGCCATTTTTTATCATCTGGTCTATCAACACTTCAGATAGGTCAGATCGTATCGTTAGGTCTAAGGGTTCTGTAAAATCCTTTGTATTTGCGGGATTCAAAATTCGCCAAATGATCTGATCGTTTTTATTAGAAGGATTTAATCGTATCCTCATGGGAGAAGTAGCATAACGTATATCATCTTGATAGCTTGATGGCTCTCTAAATGTGTGTCCAAAAGAGCTTTCTGTAGTAGGCTCTCCCGATGCAGTTAGTGGAGAACCCTTCCCGTAGAAATCTGCCTCCCCCTTAGTTAACCCCGATGAGGGTTCAAGTCCCCAACGATGAGAAAGGCGCGGTGACAATTGAGGAAGTCTGTGTCCAAATATTATTTGACCGTCATCCAAGCGTTGCTCCAATGCTAATTCCCCATTGGGGCTTAACATTTGTCCCTGCGAAAGCTCTGCTGGCCTTACGCGAAATAGACCACGATCCATAGCGTTTACTAAATTGTTCTTTGTAATCTTTTGATTGGGAAAGTTTTCAACCGCATAATTCAACCAATCGTCAAACATCATAAATTCTTCACCTTCGCCGGGATGTCGTAAGGAAGTCCACTCTTTTTCTTTTGCCAGTCTTCTTGGATCATCTGGCCAAGCCTTGCCCTTCTTTTCTGTTTCAACCAGTCTCGTTTTAGGTATATTGGTTCTGCTGCCCTCAATTACGGGACCAAGCTTTTTCTTTAACTCTGCAAAGGTAAGCATCTGCTCCCCACTCTCATCTTTGCGCCATATGGATTTCTTACGCTTGGATTCCTCCTCAACAAAAGAGGCCATCATACTACGCAATGCTGGCATCGCCTCCGTCTTCTCGTCCCACCATGGTTTCCATCCCGAATCATCCGTAGCTGCCTGAGGAAGGACATCAAAAATGTTTTGCTCCACATACTTGGACTTGACCTGATTGAAATCACTAAACCCTTCGATGGTAAGTTTATTCCACCACTCTGCCGGGACACCCCCACTATACCACGCCCACTGTCTGGCCATGCCATCGTATAATTCGGCTAGGGCATGAGCCTCCTCTTTTGAAATCTCCTCATTCTTGATGCTGGCAAACACCTCCTGTATGTGTCGGGTAGCATTGTTGACCCGCTCTTTTGTATCACCCCACGATGGCATCCCCTGTATCCCCTCACGGATAGCCCCGACAGGAATAGTTCTGGCACTGTGGTAAATGCCATAGGCAGCACTCTCCACACCAGCCAGTTCAGCCATCTCATTCGTGCTAAACGTCTGGGCGAATATACCGTGTTTGTCCATCTCACTTCTCATGTCCTTGAGACTTAAGACTCTTCCATCTTTCAGCTTGAACTTATAATCTTGAATAACCTTAGGACCACCCACCTTGAATTCTACATAAGACCTTAGTCCGCGAGGCATGTTGTCTGTACCACCCCATTGGAGCATAGCTGCCTCAAGGTAACGCACTGGATTCGTTACGCCAGCTACGTAGTTGGTGAACATATTCGATTGGACATTACGCGCTACGTAACCCCAACTGCCTAAAGCCCATTGCCGCCATAGAGTTGTCCCCATCTGCCACTGTTTCCAAAGCTTAGACCACCCTCCAGACTTCGACACATCTACAGCCCCCTCCATAAGTTCATTAGTAGTCTTAAGGGCATTGACCATATCCTTGGGCATGGCGTAAAAAACAGCCCCCTCACCCTTCCACTCTCCCGCTGGAGAATAGAAATCAAAACCCTTTGATAAAAACTTCTTATGCAGAGGATGTGCTTTATCTGTAGCTATAGCCATATCTACAGGGATGGTAAGCGTCCTGTCGTTGAGTATATACTCCTGAAACTTCTTTGTATTTCTCAATCTCAAAGACTCAAAGGAGCGATTCCCATACAACAATGCATAGTCCATTTCAGAAGGACTCAATCCCAGCAGCTTACTATACAGATCTTTATATGTAGCTTTGTTTTGAAATGTAGCTTTTACGTCTCCCTCCATATGAGAGAAAAAACTCTGCCTACCCTCAGATGACATGATCTTCTGCATTATATGCTCTATGTCCGCTTCACTATCCATGCTTGTTTCAAGAAATCGGCGCATAGTGCGTTCGCCAGAAGCACTTAGGGGGGCTCGACTTGGCAAGTAATCGCTTCTCAATTCTGTTTGATCTAAGAGGCCATGTTTTAAATCTTTATCTGTCATCTCTTTGGTAAGAGACTTAACGAGATTCAACATCTCGTACATCTTTTCCTTGAAATCAGCATCCCCCGGCCCCTCGTCAATCATTCTCTTTGCCGACTTCGTATTGGCTGCAAGGAGACTCATAGCATACCGTGCATCCAGACCGTACACCTTAGTCATGTGCAGCATCGCATTCTTAATAGCTTGTGATTCAGAAGCACTATCAAGAGAAGCCTTGTTAACAAACCCTAAGTATTTGGAGGCATTGTTTTGGATAGACTCATCAAGAGCCTCATCTGACAAACCCGTAAGATGCTCCACCAACTCTCCCTTATCTACGTTAGCACCTTGTGCGCCAGCTATTTCTTCTGCATTCTCTTTTAAAAACTTTCTGAAAGTAGCAGCCGTCGCTGGATTCTGTAGCCTCTTGATCACATTATTTTGAATAAACAGCCCGCCAAATCCCCTTTTCGGTAGATGGGCATCCAGTTTCCCCATAGTACTAAGGACCAGATTGACATGATTAGAAACCCCCTCTGGCACCGTGTACCCTTCCTCTCGTAAGCTTGGAATAACCTTGCCAAGCTTCGTCCTGCGTGGCTCTAATAAAGCTTTCTCAGCGGCTGTCTCCTCCATATCAAAAATACGCAACTGCTCATGCATATCCTCTTCAATGAAGGGCTTGCCTGATTCGTCTGTCGCACCAATTTTCTTTTCAAGATCTTCTTCTAGATTGGCTCTTCGTATGGCCACATCTTGCTGTGGATCAGCAAGTTTCGTATTCAACGCCTTCCTTGCCCTGAACTCTGCTTCTACCGTTGTCTCCACGCCCCTTAGGAATCGCCCTCCCTTAAGGGCTCTTGCGCCCTTTCCTATAAACCCAACGCCCGTATACGTCAGTGGATCAAGCATTATATCTGCTAGCAGGCCTAGTGCGGCTAGCTGATAATTTTCAGCCGAAGATAGGGGTATGGTATTCAGCCGCGCTGCCTCTGACGTACGATAATCCTTATCCGCCACCACCCTTATTAAATCACCCCACTTCATCATTGCCTCCCAAGGATTCGTCGCTCTAGTCTCCTCGTATATCCCAAAACCAGCATCTAATAATTTTTTACCAATAATTCCATTGTTGGATCTAAGGATCTGACCCCACTCTGCACGGTAGGCGGGCCTATTGAGTATAGATCCATATTCTGGATCATAATCGTCATCAAAGGTATAACGCAACTCGCTCAAAGATTGTTTGAAAGCTTCCCCTACATCACCCGTCCTCATCATCTCCAGCACCCCACCCGTAATCATATACAGAGGCGTTTGAAGAACATCAACCGTTGTTTGTAGGAGCCCCTCCGTTTTATGTCTTTTTGAGTCAAGAGCAATTTCGTCGGAGAAATCATCCAGATAGTTCTCACCCGGCTCTATATCGCCCGTCAAGATGCCCTGCTGCGTCAACATTCCCTCTGGTCCCATAGTCTGTATATTGCGCTGGCTAGAGGTTAACGCACTCCTCTCGCTTCTATTTTGATTGCGCCTTGTAAGAGCATCGATGTCACGGGTAACCCTATAGCCGGGGAACTGCGTTGACTCAAGAGATACAAAATCATCCGACAATGGATAGCCCTGCTGCCGCTGCTGATCTGAGACAGACTCTCTGATTAAATCGGTAAAAATGGCCATTTTATAACCCTAGTTATAGAGTTGTTACGGATTGCACGTTAGATGGTCTAGTCTTTACTCCCTCAAGGTGATCAAAGGATTTGTCAGTAAGAGAATTACCGCTTCCACTACGACCCCTACCTCCTGACGGAGATGCTCCCGCCTGAATCCTTCCCCTTCCCCTTCCAGTGGCAATCCTTTTCTCCTCTTTTTCCTTCTCTGCTTCTTTCTCTTTATCAAAGCTTAAGTCAGGCCAGTAAAGTGATAGAGCGTTAAACAACTCATCCACTCTACGTATAGCCTCATCACGAATCTCCGCATTCGTCACGCCGTCCCCTATTTTTACTTTTAAAGCATTTTTTAATTTATTTCTCTTTCCTTCCGTGGCAACTGCCGCATTTTTTGCCATAGACTTTACTGTCATTTCATCCAACTGACTGAATCCCGGCAGGTCTGTTAGCTCAAAGGCATTTAACATACCGCCAAGCCCCATCATAGCAGACTCAGTAAATTTTGGCTCATGGGTATGTATCTGTTGCGCTACCCTATCCCTTTCCCAAGAACTCAGAAATTTAATATCACCAAGAAAGCCTAATACTTCGTCTTTGCCATAAGCTCCAGCATCAATCAGGCCAGTATACTGCTTTGCCATCCTATCGGGTAAATTATCGGCAGTGCCTACGGGTATCTGGAGTTCTAATGACCTGTCCCATTCAAATCGATCAACCATCCATTTCTCTATCCCAAACGCAGTGGGGTTGTTTTCTATATCCCTAATAGCATTATTCATTGCTTCCAAAAAATTTGTAAATCGTCCACCTTGCATATGAATTTTTGCTTGAGCTAGAATTGTTTGTGATACCCGAGACTTTGATTCTATTGCCATAGAGCTAAACTTATTTTTGATATTTCTTATAAGTAACTCTTTTTTAGACTCTCCTATGTTCGGATTCTTTAATAGGTCATCATACACGCGAGTCAATGTCCCATAGTCCCTAGCCCCTTCTATATCAAGAGTTGTTATCTCACCCGCCTGTATACTTTCATGCTCAGATACTATATTGTTGAGAGTTGGACTATCCCCTGCAAACACATATGCTTGATCCACATCCCCAACCTTTAGTGCGTTCAGGATTTTTTCTCTCATAGCACTCGATATTCGAGCTTGTTGCACTGAAGGTGTGTAATAAGTGCCTCCTTGTTGGTTCATCAACTGTATGGCATAATCATAATTCTCGTTCTTTAGGGCAATCTCGACTGTCGCATCATAATCTTCTCTGCCCATAAGATATTTATTATACCCCGAACTATGTGCGTTGACCTTTTCTAATTGTCTCTCTATATCATCTAGTCGTTCGTTGTATAAGGCAATCGTCTTATCATCGGCACCGTATTCAAAGTTCGGGTCTTCCATTACTGCAAGAATATTCTCTTTGGTGCCTTCAAGTTGTCCTACTATATCTTGGAAGGTTTCTGCATTTGTACCACCAGCTTGTAACTGCCGATAGTTTTGACTCTCCAGCGACTTAGAAAAATCTAAAGCTACATCTGCCAGACGAAAACTTTGTTCAGATTTCTGATGTATATTATCTACAATAAATCTTATCTGAGATTGAGCTTCGTCATAAAGAGGATCGTCTTCGCCAAATTCATCAGCCAGACCTTGTAAATTTCTAGTCTGCCCCAACTCCCCAAGAAGACGCAATCTCCCTTCATACTCTCTTTGCTCCTTTTCCTCTTCGCGTGCATACTCACGACTCTCACCTAGCAACCTCTCCTGATACTCACGCTTTTCCAGCATTTGCCCTCTCTCATATTGACGCTCCATATTCCGCGTATAGAGAGGGACAAAGGTTTCTGCTGCACCTTCAGCAAAACCTCCAGCAAAGTCACCAAGCTTATCTAGAAAAGACATTGTATACTCCAGTATTTATCACAGTTATGCTACTATATTTATGGCTGCGTTGCTGTACTTAATGCACTTGCCGCGTTAGTCGCTACTCCTGCTGGATTACCTGTTTTTGCCGCTACCACAGCACCTACTACATTTCCAGCAATAGCTCCGAACTTAGCCCATCCGCTGGTACGAGCCACCTGACGCTCTGGAGTAACATTGCCTCCATTAAGAAGAGCAAATATCCCCTCCAACTGACCCTCACCCTTATAGTTATCTACCCAGTTTTCTGGTATCAACCGTGTGGAAATGTTTCTATGGCTATTCATGCCAAATTCTGTAGAGCCTAGATCTATCTCTCCATCATCAATAAAATTCATAGCCTCAGCTATCGACATTGGTCTGCCCCATATCTCCTCAAAACGGCCAGAATAAGCTTTCAATGTCCTCATTCCTTCTTCTGAAAACACATCTGTAGACTTTTTCAGGCCAGAAAATTCTGGTATAGTCATAGATGAAAACTCACGGGCATAATCTTGATTAGACGCTATTCGATCCCTACCTGCTGGAGTTATAAGATCCAATGCCCCGAATATAGTATAGTCGGCAAACTGATTCCTAACAGAATTCCAACCACCTTCATCTCGTTTCTCTGCATTTAACCACGATTTTCTATCTTCAACAGATGGAAGTATTCCTGTTTCGGTAATATGACTCAATGAAAATGACTCGCCATAAGATTGGGTAATTTTATCTGCCAAAGCTCCAGCTACAAATTGTTCTAATATATCTCTTTTAATAACATCATCAACTAATCCATAATTACCTTCTATGGAATCAAACAATCTTGGAGGAGGATTTTCCATTAAACTATCTACAATAGTAGACACGCTTCCCGCATCTGCAATTAGAACTTCTCCACTGTCTAATTTCGGTACCATCTCTCGCGCATTCGCACTTGCTATATATCTCCTAATATTACTAGCAGCTCTATTTCTATGATCATCCCCGGTTTCATCATCAAATTTAGGATTTGCTTCCCTCCATCTACTAATCAACGCATTGTAATCACTCTCTGTTGCAACCTCTGGATCATAGCCTGACATTACTTCAACCATATTCCTTCCATGAGATTCTGTTGCCAGTTCTCTATAAACTTTTTCCCAATGAGCGGGAATGGATGATCCTATATCTGTATATTCATTTATATAACTCATAGTGTCATTAAACAATATTCTGTGACTATTATACAAGTCAATATTTGTAGCTTCCTCTTCTCTAGCTCCCATCAACCCTCCCCATACCGCATCATACTTCTCCTCTTGTAAGTCTGCCTGTTCGTTCGCTCTTAAGAATTTACTCTCTTCAAACTTATTTGCCTGTGCAATATCCTTTAATTGATTGCCAAAGGTATTGTCAAAGACTTCATTGGCTTGTCTCCAGTTTGAATTAAATGTCTCTTGTTCAGTCAAATACTCATCAGTTCCCGGCTGGAACCCGAGGGCTCTCATATACGTTTCTTTAGCTTTAGTTTCTGCCATATAGCGCAAGTCAGGATTTTCATCACCATTCTTTGCGGGGTCAGGAGATAGGGGATCATACATCTTATCATACTGGTATTTAGCATCTCTGAACCCATCATTACTCATTCCAAAGGTTTCAGATACATCACCAATACCTATATACCATGCCCTGTCAGCCTCTTGCTTTGCATTTTGAAATCTTTCTACATCCAAATCATTCTCTTTGGAAATGGCATCATACTTATTCATACGATCAAGGTTCTGCATCACAATAGCCGTAGCTATTTGTCGGGATTCTAAAGTAGGTATTCCCGCCACAGTCAGGTCTTCACCATTTACTAACAACTCCAATTGATCTAAGGTTGGTAAGGCACCCGTAAGAGCCTGAAAGGACTGAGAGATCGTTCGACCTACGTCTGTATCGACCAGATGCATTCCCGGCAGTTCCTTTGTCTCAGCATCGATCTCCGAAAGTGGAATGCCTAAATCGCCAAGGTTTATAATACCCTCCATGTCTCCAGCAACGCCCGTTATGCCAGCCCATCCTTGAGCGATCTCTGCCGATAGGGAGCGAGTCTGATTGATAATATCAGAGTTCATCTTTTTCAACATGGCTGCCGTTTCCATCTCACTCAAACCATATTGTGCCGCAAACTCATTGATCTTATTCCCCAACGTCTTATTGAACTGGCGAATATTTTCATATATCTGAGTCTGCGTTATATCCAACTCCCTGCTTCGTAAGGCCAATGAATCAGTACTCTCTTTCTCCTGTGCCTGAATGCTGGCATCAAACTGTCTACCTCGCTCTTCCAAGTCCTCGGCTTCTAACCCCAACTTGTCAGTGCTAATATCAATATTGGCCAGCGAGGCAAAGGAATCGGTTAACGTAGTTACCTGTAACGCCGCATACTCAGATTTCTTTTGACTGATGGCTAAATCTATGTCGCGTAAGCTGGTTTGATAATTACTGGCCAGATCCTCATATTGCCGCTGCTCTTGGCCACTCCCAGAAAGCCCATTGACTAGAAAATATCGGTTCGCTTCTTCCAACTGATCATCGTAATCCTCCCTAGCCTGTTCCCGCATCAACCTCTTTTCTTCATCTAGGTCATAATTGCCAAAAGAAGTGAGGGCACTTGATAAGGCTGTTGAAAAATCTTTCCTCAAATCACTTTTGGTGAAAGCATCTGTATTTTGAAATCGCTCTAACCCCGCTAGAAAATTAGCGACCTCAGGGGAATCTGTAAGATTCTTACCCAGCGTCTCTATCATCAATGCCACTATATCATCCGACTCAGTAGGGCTAACCGATGAATAAGTGACATTGCTATCTGGGTCTTTGAACTCTGTCAACCATTCTGCCCCCTCCGCTCTTTCCCAAAAATCTTCCTCTGACTCTCCCGGCCTTGAGGCTATGTTATATACATCATCTTTATAAAAGGGATGACCGTAGCCGCCATACTCTGGAGTCAAATTAAAAACTTCTACCTCTTCTACCTCCTCAGACCCATCCGCATTAGTCGTAACGACTTCCTGTTTTACCATTTTTCCTGCTGGAGGCGCACCCGACCCTCCAGCATTCTTGAATACCGTATACGCCTCTGTAGGAGTAGCCCCCTTTTCCAATGCCTGATGATATGCTTCCTCAGGAGACACCCTCATCTGATCGAAAATATCAAACTTGTCAAACAAAGCATTTACTGCAATCATAGGATCAAGCTCAGTGGCAGTAACTGTACTGCCATCTCGTGCTTTTACCTCTAACTCTTTTCTTTCTACAAAGGTTAAAGGCCTGACCCGTGTTCCTTGAAAATGAGCAAAATAACCTCTCCCTATATCTGCTACCGTATTGAGAAGAGTAGAAGAATCCACATGCATATTATTGCCATCCAACCTAGCTTGAACCAAACTGACTATTTGTTCTTCTGTCAAGGTGCCAGCCATATTATCAAACACATCATTAATCACATCACTTAAGGCTTCTGGCTCAATAAGTTGCTTGCCATCATAAAGGGCTATATGATCTTCCGTCGCCTTTGTCTGGTCATTCCTTAAGACCTCTTCTTCTAAAAGTTGTTCGTCCGTCTTGGGCGGCAGGAGCATGGCCTTTAGCCGCTCCTTCTCACCCTCTGACAGATTAGACCTTTCTATATCAAATAGAGAAGGAGCAGGTATTTCTGGATTAACTTGAGAAGCCCGTATCTTATTAGAGAAATCGTTGAATAGACCCACCCTTGCTGGATCAGCAGAAGGAATTAAAGAAGTGGGATCTACGTCTGGATCTACAGCCTTAGGAATTAAAGAAGTAGGATCTACGTCTGGATCTACAGCCTTAGGAATTAAAGAAGTAGGATCTACATCTGGATCTACAGCCTTAGGAATTAAAGAAGTAGGATCTACATCTGGATCTACAGCCTTAGGAATTAAAGAAGTAGGATCTACAT